TTTCTCTATATGCTGCCATTGCTCTTTGTCTAGCTAGCCACAATCTAAATTTTACATAATCTGATAAATCATCGTCTTCAACAAGTTTACCAAATGTATGTGATCTTAGATTGCGTCCAAATGTAATTTCATCATCAACGACAAAACTATCACTGTCTTCTAGATCTCGATTACTTAGCGGCTGGCTTTGCGTCTGCTTTAGGTGCGTCTTTCTTAGCAGGCTCACTTTTGGCAGGCTTTTTCTCGTCCTTTTTGGCTTCTGCCTTAGCTGGTGCAGTAGCACTTGCTGCTGGTGCTGCTGGCTTAACTTCTTCTTTCTTAGCAGCAGGTGCCTGGGCAAATGCTGATACTGCAAACAATGATGCTACTACGATTGCGATTGCTGATTTCATTTTAAAGTTTCTTTATGTTATACGCAAAGAATTGTCCCTGCGTATATATATAACGCTGTAGCCTACAATTCCGTTGACAACTGATTTAGCCAAAAGAAAGGGCACCTAAGTGCCCAATCTAATAGAGTTAACTAGACTCTAACTGCTACGAACAATCTTAATAGCCTGCAAGTTCCCTAATACGAGCCAATTCTGCAATCTGTGGATCTTGTTGTTGTGGTGCCATTCTTTCTACCATTTTGCGAGCAATCATTTCTGCCTGTTCACCAAACTTCTTGCCTACCATAATAGAAACGCCTTCTGGACCTTTAGGGAATGTTCCTGATTCACGATCATAAAAACTGTGAATAAATTCTGCAAGTTCTTGTACATTCATTGCCTTCTTTATACCTTGCTGTGCTAGATGTTTAGCCTTAGAATACTCTTGACCATGCTTACCAGGTGTCACTGGCTTGCTTGGTGTTGGATCCGGATCAAATGGGGGATCATCATCTTTTTCACCGGGTTCATTATCAGCTTCGCCCATTCCTAATTCTTGTTTTCTACGTGCTAGGCCTGCTGAGCTTGTTGGAGATTTAGTTTTTTCATCTTCTAGATCCGTTAGAGTCATTGGATCTTCGCCTTTTTGTTTACGTAGATATGCTGGAACATCACTTTTGTTAGGACCGTCTGCTGCTTCTTGAGGTAATTCCTCGCCTTCTGGCGGTTGTTCACCGGCCGGCTCTTCTTCTTGGAAGTCGCCAAAGTCTAGGCCTTCAAGTGCCTCTGGCACATTAGATTCTAACCAATCTTTGACTAGTCCTCTAACATCTGCATCTGGATCCAATTTTGCTGCTTCTTTAATCTCTTTGAATAGTGTAGGATCTTCAATGATGCCTTTTAGACTTTCAATGGCATTACTACCGTCGACTCCAACGGAAAATGCTTGTCCTACTAGTTCTTGTAATTCTTGTTTTGCTGTCTGTTGTTCTTCTGGATCTTGACTAGCAATAGCAGAATCTTCGCCTAACCCTATAACCCAAGATTCAAAACGATCAAACTCTGAATGGTCTATACAAGACTGGGAACACATTTTTAATATCTTCTTTGAAGTTTCTAACTGTGAATTTTTCTGTAAACTCTTCTACAAATTCTTGTGGAACTTCTTCTTGTGGCTGTGCCTGGAATGATTCACGATATTGTTCGTAATGACTTTGCTTGCTCATTGCCTTGATTTGTTCACGCAATTTGTTTAATTGCTCTGCTGATCTTTCTACAACATTATTAGTTTCTGAATTCATTAAGTCATTACGCACAACATAATTGCCAAAGCTCTTTAGTTGAGCAATTTCTTCACTCATGTTGATAATACTTTTGCCAAGATCGTCGTAAGGAACACCACCGTTGGCCACATGTCTCTGCATTGCACGAGCGCCTGCTAGGTGAATGAACGGATACTTAAAACGTTCACCGTCTTGATTTTCCACAAACAGTCCAGAAATGTTTCTGCTTCTAGCACCGGGTGCTGCATCATCCATAACTGCTTGACTGTGTTTGATAATTAGACGTGTATCCATTAACTTTTGATAACTAACGGTCTTTGATCCGTATAGTGCGCTTTCACTCATAATGCTTTCTCCAACAGGTTTAACCACTGTGTTTGGTTGTTCTTTAGGTTGATTGTTTTGACTTAGAAATTCATAATCTCGTTGATCTAGATTATCTTTAGCAATATCTCTAGTGTCAAACGCCATTAGTCTACGCTTGGCAAACTGTCTTAACTCTTTTAAAAATCCGTACCAATTTGTTTTTTGATTGCCGTCCATTGACTCTGTAATTCCTGTAGAGAAATATACCTTCAGTGAACTTTGTTCTGCTAGGCTAATACTAACATGTCCAATGGCTGTTTCACCTTCCATATAATCAAAATCAAAGAAGCGAGCATCCTCGGGATTGATAGTGATAGCGCCGCTACTATCGCCTAATTTTAGGCCTTTGAAGCGGCTTCTAATTTTATAGAATAAATCGGTGGCTATATTGTTTGTTGCGTCCATAGTTATATTTATCAAAAACCACTAGACACAAATATCGGCATTGGCATTTGATCTTCGGTTATTTTTTCTGTCATTTTTTCGTAGATCTTGGGATCCCAGTCTGATAATATGCCAGCCATTCTTATGATTAGTAGCATAGCACTTACTAGGTCGTCGTGTTCGCCTGTTTTTGCGCCAAATCCTACTCCGTGTGCTACGAACGTCTTTAATTCAGAAATTAAGGGTTTACTAGAAATTTTCATTTTTCCTGTTTCTAACATGTGTTTAACCTGGCTACAAGCAGTGATTTTTGACTTGTGAGTAGTATTAAATCCTTTTCTGAATTTGCGTACATGACCCTTACGAATCGGCTCAGAAAGGAATAAACCTGGAAAATTCTCTTCACCTATGTTATTGATCACAATTAGAGCAGCTTCACCTAGAGTGTTATTTTCCACCGAATAGTATAGCTGAGGAGCACTGCCTTTTTCCATACCACGGTCTTGAATGTACTTGCATATTTCTCGTAGATGTTTAACCTGTGCTTGTATAGGAGTTAGATTATGTCGCCACTCTGCTACCTGTTCCATACTAGGCATTTCAAATACTTGAATAGCACCATAGTCTCCACCTGTGCCTAAGCTAGGATCTAACGACACTAGGTATGTTGCCCTAGGATCAATGTCTTTGTACCAGCGGGTTTGACCCATGGTCATTATAGGATCAATACCTTTCATTTCTGCAAGACGTACTGCGTTGATTAGCGTTTCGTCAAAAATCAAGAACTCGCAATCAAACTCACGGCGGAAACGTTCTTCACCAATCTTACTACGCTCAGTTTGTGCCCATTTGTCATCGCGGTCTGGATGCTCTGCCCAATGTGCAAAGAACGAAGCAAATCCGTTTTGACCTAATTTTTGTTCGTTGCCAAACTCATCAAACTTCTTATTAGCTTCTGTCCAAATAAGCGCAAACTGATCTTCATCACTGTTTGGGGTTGATGTAATAATACACTTACCACCTGTTGATAATGTAGGTGATAGTGCAGTCCAGAACTCTTTGGCTTTTTCTGGTGGTTGCACAAACGCAAACTCGTCACAATAAATTAACGAAAGAGATTTACCACGACCTGTATTTTCTGTAGTAGTTGTTGCCTGTATACGTGCGCCATTATCATATTCAATGGTGTTTCTATTATAACTGTGTACCCCAGCACGAATAAAGTCGGGCAAGTTTTCATAACCATATCGATAGCGGTTCATAATATCTTGCGCACCTTCATACTTGTGAGCAGCAATTAACACCTGTGCTTCTGGAATAAACATTGTATACCATAATAGATAACCAGTAGCACACGTGGTCTTGCCCATCTGTCTAGGCAACATGGCAATACACTGTTTATTATTGTGATAAGATTCAATTAGACGTTCTTGATATTCATAGGGCTCAAAGGGAATTGAACCTCGAACAGGATGTTGAATTTTTAAAAAGTTTTTACAAAAATACAATGGACCAGTTATAGGATCCATGCAGGCTTCAAGATGCTTGACTTCCTCTAGGGTATACCTTTGAGGAGCATGAGCTTTCTTAATTAATACGCCATCTAATGATTTTGACATAGTGTTATTTACATAAAAAAAGCACCCCGAAGGATGCTTTTTGGTATTGCTGTAAACTAATTATTTTTTCAAACGGCCGTCTTTTTCAGCAGACTTCAACATGGCTGCACGATCTGCATAGCTACCACGCTTGACATCTTTGGCAGCATCTTTTTCACCTTGTGTAGGATTCTTAACATGCTTTAAAGGGTCAAACTTAGCTTCTGCTAAACGAGCACGTAGTTCTTCTTTGATACTAGCACGTAGTTCTTCTTTGCTTTCGTAAGCGCCAGCAGCCATAGGATTGTCGCCACGATATGGTTTACCGCTAAAACTTTTCTTTGGCTTGTTTAAGTCGTCGCCGTCTGGAATAGCAGCATCCATGCCGCGATATTCTTGATCTGGTGCGTCAGTAGGAGCATTACCAAATGCTTCTTCCTTGTCTTTCTTGCCATCTTTTTCGTCGTCTTTTTCCATGTCGTGATCGTCCATGTCATGATCGCCGTCGCCGTCACGATCGCCCATAGACTTTTGAATAGAGTCAATGCCTTTATCGTCACGGTCTAGATCACCCATTGGAGGCATATTGTCTGCATCCATGTCACTAGGACCACCCATGTTATCTGCATCAGGTTCACTGTGAGGTTCTTTTTTGTCTAAGTCAGGCAACATTTTTAATGGACCTGAATCTAGATTGCCTAGATCACCTATACCTGGCATTGGTGGTTTGATACTCATAATACTAGGTTCTGCACTAATTGGAGGCATCGCCATTGGTGCTGGTTGATTAATCATGTCTGGATTGACTTTGGTCATCAACTTCATTAATTCAGCAATGTTGTCCATGCCCTGTGCATTGAGGTTCACGCTCATGCTTGGAGGCGGCTCATCTGGTTTAGAAGGAATAGTTGGAGCAGGCATTCCCATAGGATCTCCGCAAGCTTCTACTGCTGGTTGGTCAAGCTCGCGCATTCTTTGCATTAATTCATTGAAATTCATATTAACTCCCTAAGGCGCTTTTTACGCCTGTCTTATCAGTTTTGGCCTTAGGCAGTTTATACTCTGACTGACCGTTGTCTTTCTTTTGTTGTTTAGCAACTTTGCTTAAATCTTTTAAGAAGCTCTTGTTAAAGTCATCTCCAAAGAAATCTTTGTGTTTGACATTAGCGGCTTCCTTATACTGACTGTCTGTTAATAACCCGTCAGCGTTTAAAATTTCTGTTTCACCTTGATCAGTTTCGGAAGATTCGTTGCTGCCTCTTACTCTAAAACAAGTTTCATCTAAGCCCATGCTCTTGATATCACTACTGATTTCAGGACCTGTAATTGGGTATTCGCAAGCAACTTCAAATACGTGAACTTCACAGTTCTTCATGGTTGGAAAATCCATGGGCACTGCCTGGATTGGTGTTGTACTGATTTTTTCCATTTTCATAACTTTACATCTTTCTAGAGATGTTTTCAAGTTTGATTGGAAATCTTCGGGCAAATCACCAGCAACTTTAATCTTAAAGCTGTATGATTTTTTACCCTCGGCAAGATATTCTTTGAAAGTTTTCATAGTAGTATTTATGCTTTTCCGCTTAATTTTTTAATAAGATCGTTACGATCAGTTATTACGTAGCCAACACCGTTAAGAACATCATTTGGATCTTCGTTATTGTCTTTATCTATCTTGTACTTTTTAAGCTGTAGATCTACAGCCTTTAGTTTTTTTTCAATCTTATTGGTTTTTGCAGTAATTGCATGTCCAAGCATTGAACTTGCAACTTCAAAAATTCGACTGCTATATCGTACTTCTACATTCATACCCAGATCCATTAGATCGTCATAGGCTTGTTCGGCTTTTGAAGCTAGATTTTCTAACTCGTTATCATCTAGATCGTCAAGCTCTTTGATCTGTGGCAGTCCGCGAGTAATTTCAGCTACCGCTTTGTAGCTATCGTCTAGGCTGCGTACTTCAGTATGGTCAACTTTTACTTCTGGAACAACTTCTTCCTTTGCAGGTTTTGATTCTTCCAAATTAAAAAGCTCTTCTAATTTTTTAGTCATACTTTACTTATTTCCGTTTGGAGCCTTGGTGAAAAATATCACCTTCGTTTACGATTCTAAATCGAATACCTTGTTGTTTGCACCATGCTTGTGCAGCTTCCCATTTTGCCATATTCTTAACATACTGTTGTTGATTGTATTGACTCTTTCCTACATTTTCCAACCGTGTTTGACTCAATGGTTTTACTTCAATGACCTCTGCATGTTTTTTACCGTTCTTGTCTACGTATACAATAAAAAAATCAGGAACATATATTGTATATTTTCCTGTTAATGGATCTCTGTATGGAATCTGTATGCTTTCACTAGCCCAGCTCTGTACACCCTGATGTTCGTCTAACATCTTCATGAAAATAAACTCCCAACTGCTACGAGCCAGTGGTTGTTTCTTTCCTACATATTTGTCGGCATTCTTAACTTCGAAACGCCCTTGTGCAAATTTAGCCATTATGCAAAAATATTTCTAGTTTGATTTAGTTTTTCAAATATATCAACTCGATAGCCTAATGTGCTGGTAGATGATCTGTTATTGTTAAGTATTTCAGCAACAACGGCACTAATTTGAACTCCGTTGAATGTTTTTAATGTGTCAATGATTTTAAAAACAGGAGTACCGTCAACTTTTGCTTGTTTTAATAATACTTGAGCAGTTAGTGTTGCGGCATCGTCATCAAACCCTCTGCTTTGAAAAAAAGCAATTGCCGCAGTTACTTCATTGGCACTAAATTCTAAAGGCTGCTGACCATATTGATCAAAAAATAATTTTGTGCCGGCTGCACTATCTTGTTTTACTGGTATTGGTAAACTAGGCATTATAAAAATTCTCCAAGGTCTTGGACGGGAGGTACTATTGATCGTTGTGTGGCTGGAGTATTGTCGATATTTCCAGAATTTTTAGGCAATACTAATCCTACTATTCCGCCAACACTACCTATAATTCCACTAATCGCTGCCGGACTACTTAAAACATTAATAGCTTCGTTCCGTAAACTTGCACCAGATAGTTTTCCAATATTCTTTGCGGTGTTCACTGCTTTTATGGCTGTCCCTAAAAATCCACCCACACTGCCAAATGCTGATCCGCCTGCAACGTCCCCGAATATACCTTCTAAACCATCTAGTACTCCGCCTTCACCTAATAGATTTCCTACGCCGCCACCTGCTACAGTCAACGGGCTAGGTACATTATCATAATAAAGATTGGCAAAGCCTTTGGGTGTGTCACGTGAAACATTTCCAGAACCGTAAACAACCGATTCGTATTCTATATTCATTGACATCTCATTAAACTCATTTGCCGAATAACCAGCATCACCGTGCTGCCAACTTGTTATTTTTGGATTGATTAGTTTATAACTTAAAAAACGTCTTCGACTCATAGTAAATATGGTAATAGAGTCAAAGAAGTCTACTGTTTTTCCTTGTCTGTCTAGGCTGTATCTAAAACCTTCAAATGCTGTTCCTGATGCCTGTAGGTTAGTTTTTGAAAATGCAGCTTCTGGATTATGTCGATCCTGTACATATGATCCCATATACAATGCCCATAACGCATTTATAACGCCAGCGGTATCGTCATGAAATTTCATGCTGATGCCTTCATAACTGAAGTTTTTATAAATTATGTGTTTTCTATTGTATTGATTTTTAGTGACTGTTTCAAATTTATACTTGGGTAGATCTGTACTTTTTATCAAATAGCCAATTTCATCAGCATGAGTGTTTGTAAATGTTGCAGATGTTAACACGCTCTTGTTAATTTCAAATTTCACATAGAACATGAACTTGCTACGAGGCATCATCCTGTAGCCGTTTTCTACAAACAATCTGCTAGCATGGCGCCAGCTGGCTAGGCCACCTTTAGGTGTTAGTAGGCCGTCTCCGACACCACCAAGAAATCTTGTGAATACATTTGACATACAATTATTTAGTCGTAAAAAAACCTGGAGTTTAATCCAGGTTTTTTAATAGTTAAAACTATTAACCGCGACCAGTTACTGATTCGCCAATAGTTCTTCCAACCAGTGCTCCGATACCACGCTCTGGGCCTGTACCGTTTGCACCTGCAAACTGAACAGCATTATCACACTTGATGGTTAGTGCTATAGACATTGGTTCGTTTGTTCCGTAGTTAGCTTCACCGTAGTTTACTTCAGAAACAAAACAACCATAAATTTCCCATTTTTCAAGGATGTTTGGTTCCAATGTTCCGTTGCCACCATCTAACATTTCGATGTTCATTTGGAATTTATAATCAATACCAGAACGTGCAGAAGCCTGTTCCATGAAATCGTATTGTTTCTGGATCTGTTGTCCAACAATCTTTTGCACCTGTCCGTTAGCATCATCACGAAGATTCAATGTAAAATCGCCCCACGATGGTTTACCAGCAAGTTTGACCTTTGAGTTGTAGATCTCAATTGTCATTTCTTCAAAAGTTACTGTTGGTCTAGTAACGTCAGAAACTTGTTTTGTTAATTCTGTACTAGCTTCAACACCAAAACCTAGCAATAGCACCCTAAAGCGATATTTTAGTTTTGGCATCAGCAGCGCAGTGCCGCTGTTGCCGTTTGAAGTAGGAACCGAAATTCTATTTAAGGAAGTTAGTGCCATTTTTAAATTTCTCCTGTATTCTTAATACGCAATGGAATGTAAATAAATTCTACCGCTTTTACTGGCTCAATAGCAATATCTACCCATAGCTCGTTGCGATCGACTCTTGCATTTGTGTTATTAGACTCGTCGCAAACTACTGCGAAGTCATATAGAGCACGTAAGCCTACCAACTCGATCAATAGACTCTCAACAGCGCCTTTAATCTCGTCTCGTGTAATCTTGTCATTTGGTTCAAAGATATAAGGACGAGCAAGTTTAGTCAACTGACTACGTAGATATACTGTTAAACGTGCTACGTTAATACGATCTAATGCTGATGCATTTCTTGCACGAGTCTTTTGACCGTACGCAACTAGACCAACTCCAACAAAGAATGGAATTGGATTAACTTTTAGATCATACAATGTATCGCGTTGACCTTCGTTCAATGCCACTGACTGGAATTCACCAGTTGCTGCATCAATGTAGCCAACGCCTGTTGCATTGGTAATACCACCACGTCTTGTACCTGCTGGTGCAAACCATGGATAGCTAACTTGGTCGCTTAGAGCGATTGTACGCAACATCATGTGTGTTGCTGGAACAACTGCGTTAGCACCGCCCAAGTCTGTGGTAAATCCGTTTGGATACCAAACTGCTGAATACTCGTCATAGCTAACAATACCTGTATCACCGTTGTCTAGTGCTCCGTTAGCATTAGTGCCCCAAGCTGTTAGGCTTGTTGCATCCGATGGTAATCGTAATGGTGTATCACCTAGAACAAACGCTGTCATGCCGCGATCTAAGTTCAAGTTGATCAAGTTGCTGTATGCTTCTGGATATCCAGGGCAAGCAATTAGGTTAAAGTTTCTACGCTCTTCGTCACGGATTTCTGAACTTGTATCGATAACGCTCTTTAGTTTTTGTACAACTAGAGCACGTTGAGCTTTACGACCAAATGATCCTGAACCGTCTTCGTTATTTGGAGAAGCTGTAATCCAACGATCAGTTGCATAAGCACTTTGTCCGTCACCAATTACTGGACTATTGCCGGCATCGTTATAAAATGCTTCGTAGCGGACGTTCTTAGCTGCTGTATCGATGTAGCTGTTAGCATAACGTTTAACGTTGCCACCACTTCTACGTAGGTTCCATAACAACATACCTTTTGGATATAGTGCTGGATCTGGACAGTCAAAGTCTACATAGTTACTGCTTAACAAGTCTTTAATCGTTGCTGCTGTATTACCGGTTGCACCACTTGCACCATAACGTGCATCGGCAAATAGAACACCGTCTTCTGTAGTTTGATCTGTTTTGTCAACGAAAACCCATTCTAAATTTAATCCATCATAGCGATAGATAGTTGGAAAGTTTTCTAAATCTGCTGTACTAATCCAAAGATCGCCGTTGGCTAAATTACTGCCGCCACTTTGTTTTGTTGGCTCGCTGGCTGCAACAATAGGACCATTAACATCAGTTCCTGTATAAGGACTTGATGCATCTTTGTATCCAACCCAAATTTCGCCGTTGTGGACCATCATGTCAACTTGATCAAACGCTGGGTTATACCACAATTGACCATCTTGTGGTTCTGCCAACGGAGTGGATGCTGTAGCATTATAATCGTCGGCAGCTAACGGAATCCAGTTAGTTGCTACAAAAGTTTCTGTTGCTCCAGTACCTACTGCATATAAATTTTGTGTACCGTCACCTGTGTCGATATCATATGCTGCAAATACACTAGTAATTGGATTAAAGGTACCGTCTGTGAAGCGCATATCACCACCTTGTTTGTGATAAATTTGTACTTCGTTATCGGCAGTAACCGCAGCTTCAACATTTGTTAGTCCGGCTGCATTAATTTCAGTTGCTAGTGTTTCAGCATCAGTAGAATTTCCAAGAGCTGAGAAAGAAACAGTGACAGGAGCATATGCAGGAGTAGGCAATGCGCCATTTGATGTTCCTAATGTTACTCTACCTTTTAATGATTCTGCAATCGTAAACGTGTTTTGACCAACGCTAAATGTTCCGGAACCAATGACATCGGAAGTAATTACAGTATTTCCTGTAGTTGCTCTCTTCCATAGTCTAAAGGATGTAGTTTCTGGAGTAGCATCGATAGAAGAATTTTCAGTGCTATTACTTTGAACAAACAGGCTGTTTGCAGCGATTCCAACGCCTCCACCACTACGATCTAAGTAGTAAAGGGCTGCATGTGTGCTAGAATAGATAGGAGCTGAATATTCAACCCATGTCTTAGTTGCTGCATTCCAACGCTTGACAATCCAACGAGCACCATAGTTAGGCTCAGTTGTTTTGATCCATACAGAACCTGTAGGGCGTGGCTTAGTGTTTGTTGATTTCCACTCCGGAACACTTGTGTGTGGAGTTTGTTGCAATGCTGGACTGAAATAAGTACCAATTGCTAGACCTAACTCAGTTAGTGCTGTTGCAGAATTTGTACCACCACCTGCAATAATAATAGCATCTGAATTTGTTGAATCATCAGATGCTGATAAATTACCGCTATCAGAATGCAAATATAATCTGTTATTGCTTACAACTGCTTGAACACCGTCTACTGCTAATGTAATATTGTTAGCTAATGTTGTAAGATTCGAAACAACAGTTATCAGTGTGCCGTTAATATAAAAAGTATTAGAAGGTGTTAATGTGCCAACAGTAGTTGCTCCGCTGACTGTAGGATGGCTTTGTGCCCAGTCGTTGCTACCAACTTCTACCCAGGTGTCGCCGCCTAACAATGTAGTGTTTCTCTTGTAATAAATTACAACTGGCTCTTTAAACAAGCTAAATCCAGCTTCGCCGGTATTGCCGATAGTTTGTGCAACCACCGCATAATCACCAATGGAGCCTACTGAATCTTTTGGTTTCCGTGTGCCTGAATCAATTTTTACTGTATCGTCATCAGTTAATACCAATGGAGTTTTTACTGCAAACTTCTGGCCGCCTGTTGTGGTAGCTGCTGCGCCATTCCACTCTTGGATACCCCAGGATGTTGCTCTTGTATCAAACCACCATGCGCCATCTGCTGGCTCTGCTCCCGGGGCGGTTGTTTGACCTTCAAGTTCGTCTAGATTGACATCAGCACGAACAATGAATGCTGCGTTAGATACACCCAAGAAGCTATATGCTGCTAGTAAACCATATTCGTTTCTTTCGCCACCATGTATAGGGCTCGAAGACGCTGTCTTCTCAAAGAAAGGAACACCGTAAGTGTCAACAAGTTCTCGTTGACTAGTGATCTTAAATGCTTTGCCGGTGTTAGCCGGTGTTGTTCCTGCGGCAGTACCTGTACCTGCTGCATTAGATTTGTTTTCTGCGGTTGCAATTACAATAAGAGGAGTCGTACCAGGTTCTGCTGGTGTGTAAAAACTCTCATCAATTACTGTAACTTGTACGCCGGGTGATATTAGTGCCATTCCCTATTCTCCTGGTAATAGTTGCTCATATTATTTAGCGGTATCCGCTAAAATTGGTACGTTATACCTAGAAGAAAAGGGGTTGAAAAGGTGTAAATAGATATATGAGACCACTTTGTAGGTGCGGACAACGACCCCGTGCTGTTAATTATAAAAAGAATGACAAGATTTACTATCGTAGTCTATGTGAAATCTGCATGTCGCACGGAGTTAATCATGGAATACCCCGCTGGGCTAGAGCAGGGTATAGGATAAAATCACAATGTGATAAATGCGGTTTTAAATCAATGCATTCTGAAGTTTTTAGAGTATTTCACGTTGACGGTGATCTCAACAATTGTAGGCACAGCAATCTAAAAACTGTCTGTGTCAACTGTGCTACTGTGTTAGGCAAGGACGGAATAATGTGGCGGCAAGGGGATCTCGTCGCCGATTACTAGGCCTTTTGATCGATCATATAATTCATCAATAGATCCGTTGTTATCTATAATTCCATCAAATTTACAACCAATCCATGCCCACTCGCTGGCATGGATCTTTTTCATTTTCATAGAATTTAATCCAACGTTGTTGCCTTGATTTGCGCTAAGGGCGTCTTCATACCATGCGGGTAGATCACCTCGCTGCACCCAATAAATTTTTCCACCTGCTTTTTTAATAGCTTCAATTTCGTTAGGAAAACGACAATCACTAATTACCACATGATCTTTACTATTGCGTATTTTGTTTTCTAAACTGGCAATCCAGATATCATCATGAAATGCTTTACGGCAAACTTCTGTACCCCAATATTGTAATACCCATCTAGGAGTTAATGTAGGCATGTCTAATCGTTCAGCCCACCAAGTATCAACTTGCTCTCGCCATTCGCGAGCTTCTTTAGTGCGCCCTTCTAACATGGTTCTGTCCCAGCCGAATACATGGGCAACAGCATCTTTTAGTGTTGATGCAAAACTTTCTCTTCTAAATTCGTGGAAGTTAACTAGATAGTCAGCGACTGTGTCCTTGCCGCTGCCAATAAATCCGCATATTCCTATAATCATAAATGTCTCCTATTAGATACATTATACTATAGAAAGTTTATAAGGTCAAATAAATTTAACCAATTATGAATGTGTATCCGCTGCCACCTGATACTAGCGTTTCTAGTTCTTTAGTCAATCTTTCCAAATCAGCAGTTGCTTCTGATTTCATAGCAGCGCCGTTGAGACTGCTGCCGCCTCCGGGTCCTGCAATTTGAGCAAATTTTTCACGTGCCTGTCCAAGCATCATTTTACAGTTGGCCAATGTATAGTCTTTGATCCATTGCCCTGCATAGGTATCTTCAATGATGGCAAAGTCGGGCTTAGTATTATAAACCTGTATCATGATTTCTTCAAATCCACGGGGACGCTGTAAGATTGTTAGTTTTCGACTCTGTGGATGCCAATTAAAACCAATAAATGATCCAAACATTTTGCCTACTAGTTCCTGATACTGACTAAACAATTCATAGGTTAGTAGGCCGCCCATGTTTGTTGATGATAACAAATAGGTATTTGTATAGGCCAAGTTGAATGGTTCAAATACAGTGCCACCAGTACCATTGCCGGTTCTTGAGCCCACTGATCGTCTAAAAATCTGTCGTACCTGCTGAACTTCTTTTGGTAGAATATAGTCGTTTTGATTTTCTTGAAGTGTCAAAAACATATAGCTTTCTTCTACAGCATTATCTGAACGTTGGCGGAAAACGCCTAGACTGCGGGTTAGGGCAGTTTCGTAGTGTATAGGATCTAGTTCTACATCAATCATGCCGTCGCCCAGCATGGTTTTACAGTAATCGTACACGCTTTGTTTGGATTGATCAATTTGGCTCATACTGTTATTTATCGTAGCGGTAAATATACTACTATGCCAAGACTCTCTCTTTACCGTCCCGAAAAGGGCAATGACTACAAATTTATAGATAAAACCGCCTGGGAAATGTTCCAGGTTGGCGGTACGGATGTACTTGTTCATAAGTATATAGGGCCCGGTACAAGTTCTGAAAACACACCATCTACTCCTAATTATACAGGAGATAGTGTAAGCAATATTCAAGACCTACTATTTTTAGAAAATAGAGACAGAAAATACGATCCCGACATTTATCAGTTGCGTGGAGTTTATAGTCTACAAGATATAGATTTTAATCTAAGCCAGTTTGGCTTGTTCCTACAAAACGACACTATTTTTATCACCTTTCACATCAATGACACTGTGGAAAAATTAGGCCGTAAAATTATTGCAGGAGATGTCATTGAACTTCCTCACTTAAAAGACGAGTATGCACTTAACGATTTACAGTTTGCGTTAAAAAGATTTTTCGTCATAGAAGAAGTTAGCCGAGCTGCTGAAGGATTTTCAGTAACTTGGTATCCACATCTTTATCGTGCAAAATGCAAACCTTTAGTTGACAGTCAAGAATTTAAAGACATTCTAGATGGTGTTGCCGGAGAAGGCAGCGATAAAACATTGCGTGATATCATGTCAACATATGAAAAAGAAATGCAGATTACACAGGCAGTTCTTGATCAAGCAGAAAGTGATGCTCCTAAAAGTGGATACGATACTACACGTCATTACATGATACAAAAAGATGATAATGGCAGGGTAGAACTTGTAGATGCATCGGGTACAATAAATCTTGCCAGTCATCAAACTCAAGCAACAGATGCCAACGGTAATTTGTTGTTTGACGACGATAACAATCCAATATATGTGGGAGCAACTGCTAGTACCATATATCAGAGTCCAGAATACAACGGTCCTATGACAGGTGACGGCGACGGTATTCCACCAAACGGTGCGCCATTTACCGCAGGAATTACATTTCCTATTACTCCGTCTATCGGGCAGTTCTGTTTAAGAACAGATTATCTACCTAAGAGATTGTTTAGATACAACGGCACTAGATGGATAAAAGTAGAGGATGTAAATCGAATGACTATGAGTAATATGGGACACGAGGATGTTATTAATGGTGGGTCACCCGACAACGTATTCTTAGACAAAGAAGTAAGATTAACACAAAAGACTAGTTTTATTAATAACAATGCTGAGGCCAATGTTAACGGGCACACAATTAAAGAGAAGCAAAGCCTTAGTAAGGCGCTTAGACCAAAGGCGGACGAGTAATGGATTATTTTTATGATGGGCAGATAAGACGATATGTCACACAATTCATGCGTGTGTTCATAGGTTTCAAATATAAAACTGGCGACGGAACTATACGCCATGTGCCAGTGATGTATGGCGACATGACTAGACAAGTGGCTGCTATTATCAAAGAAAATTCAGAAAATAAAATGTCCACTGTGCCTAAAATTGCTTGCTATATTAGTGGATTAGAAATGGATACTAGTAGACTAGCTGATGCTAGTTTTGTCAGCAAGTTAAATATCAGTGAACGTGCTTGGACTGAAGAAAACGGAGAAGTTGGTTATAAAAACTACCAAGGTGCAGGCTATACCGTTGAAAGACTAATGCCCACTCCGTTTAAATTATCTATGAAAGCAGATATATGGACTTCAAACACTGATCAGAAACTTCAACTAATGGAACAGATACTGGTGTTGTTTAATCCCAGTTTAGAAATTCAAACTACGGACAACTACATTGACTGGACCAGTCTCAGTGTTATAGATCTTTCAACTCTTAATTTCAGTTCAAGAACAATACCACAAGGCAACGAAAGCGAAATAGATATTTGTTCAATAGAATTTAAAATGCCTATCTATATTAGTCCACCTGCCAAAGTTAAGAAACTTGGAGTTATTAGAAACATTGTTGCCAACGTGTTTGGCGAAACAGGCGACATATTATCACTAGATGATTTAATCTATGCCGGCACAGGCAACACAATTCATACTAGAAATGTCAACGGGCGTTTTAGAGTTCTATTATTAAAGAGCAATAATGATCAAGACAATGATTTTGATGTTTCTATTGTTTCTCCTAATGAAGTTATAATAGCTAACAAATTAGAACCTCCTACAAAGACTGGAGAACTAGTTGATTGGAATACCGTTATAAACATGTACGGTGGATATATTTCTGGGATCAGTAAAATATTCTTTTTGCAAGCTGACGGTAATGAGTTAGGTGGTACATTTGTAGTAAACGAACTAGATCCTACTCGATTGCTCGTTAGCCTAGAAGATCGACCATCTAATACTGTATTATACAGCTCAGTATATCCTAGTGGAAGAACCACCGTTGATGCTATTGTTGATCCCTACAAGTTCAATCCTAAAAGACCCAATAAAGAATCGTCTGATCAAGCTATCGTAGCAGGTGTAAGATATTTGGTGCTCGACGATGTTAATCCTAGTACATCAGTTGGTACCGTTGTTAAAAATCCACCGTTTAATCCACAGTTTACATATGATGGTCCAGATGCATGGAAAAATTTAAACGGTAGCGATCCAGTTATTGCAGCTAACAGTATTATAGAGTGGAGTGGTACTGAATGGGTCAATCTAATGCTTACATGGGTTGTTTCAAATCCCTTGCCTTCTCAATATTCATTAATTGCATATAGTCTAAACCAAATTGTGATATACGACGGTGTTGCCTATCGTGCCACAGCCAATATAACTCAAGAAGAAAATACAGCTATTCCTTCGGATAACGATAAATTTTTAGAAATCAGCATTCTTTTCCAAAATTTAAAAACTGGTATCCAATATCGTTGGGGAGCCGACGGACAATGGATGAAGAGTTTTGAAGGCGAATATGCGTCAGGATACTGGAGACTTGATCTGGATCCGCAATAAGTAATAGATGCAACAACGTGCTGGGTTATTATTTCTCGCTAAAAATACAAATAGACTGCTGTTGATCTTAGAGGATCAAAAGTGGACTGTGCCCACATTTCCTAGACAGGCTTCATTGTTAGAGGACGCTCAAGAATTATTAGATGCATATTCTATAGGAAGAATATTACCTATAGAATTATATCTTAGTGAGGATCGAGGGTTTGAATACGGTACATATGTTTGTCTAACTGATAGTGAGTTTTTAACTTCTGCCAGTCAAACTATTTGTTGGGCAAGTTTTGAATGCCTGCCAAAAAACTTGCATGGTGGACTGAAAACCACCTTAAATAATCCGCTGATAAGAGCAAAAATTGATACTATAATGGTGCTAGAAAATGATTCCAAAAATACAAAATAGTCAACGTTTTACAGACGACTATAAAAATTATCAAGAACGGATTATTAAAATATCCGACCCGATTGCACAAAAAGAATTAATTAATCTATTGGTGCAGTTAAAAGAACAAGTTTCTTACATTGATCGTAGTCACGAAAGTATGTTTATTACTGGAAGAATAAACAGTGAAGTTTCTGATCTACGATCAAATTTGATGACAATCAAAAAATCTTTAGATCAGAAACTTACTCACTGGGAACGCATCAAGCAAAATTAAGCCTGCGCTTCACCCCATCGTAGAATAATGCTGGTGCTAACCGCTGTGCCAGATACTTTATACACATTAATCGCCAATACGTCAGGACCATTAGGGAATGTACCGCGACCGCCAATTGCAGTTGTTGTAAGTTCTTTTAACTCTGCCAAACTTAGCTCGCCTGTATTTCCTGGATTTGAAATAAAGGAAAATACCTGTTCTCCCGGTAGAGCAAAAGCCACGTCACCAAACTGGAAAGTTATATTTGCTGCTGCTGCAACTGTGGTATTGGCATTCTGAGTAAATGTCACTCGACGAACAGTGGTAAATCCTAGTGTTCTAGTTGTGACCGCTGACACTGAAGTCCCTGCAGGAAATTGCGTAGTTGTAGTATCTACCCTAGTTCCAATTGAAGCTCCTGAACTGTTCCATGAAGCATTGGTAAAGAATAGATAGTTAGTACTTGGATACGATGACGCAGTTTGAGGAATTTGAGTTGTTACAGAAATTCCAGTATTATTAGGACTGTTTGCACTGGCGTTTGCATTCATAGTAATAATAGTATATGGTACGGTACTAATAGTAAGAGCAGTCCTTTGGGCGTTAGTCACTGTTCTATTTCCTACAAGATAGGTACCATTGATTAAAATATCTCCAATTTGCAATCCACTTGCATCGTATTGAGCATTGGTGATAATAAATGTATTTCTATCAATTCTAAACGAGTTGGAATAGGTTCCACCTGGTCCAGGGTTTAATGCTGGTGTGCTAACTGAGCTTTGAACAAGTCCAGCAACCTGAGCTGTTGCAGTTGTTAGAGGAACACCACCCCAGTTAATTGAACCGCCTAGTGCAATTTGTGCAAAGCTAGGCTGTCCGCCTGCTCCAGAACTTGATAAACCAGTCCAAATAATATTACTTGGGTTAGCAGGATAGTTTCTAGGATTCAATACCCCTTCAATAACCAAGTTGCCGGTTCCCGTGTCAGCAGCAATAGCAATACTCTTTAATAGCAACTGGGCTCTGTTTAGTAGATCTCTTTCGCCCAAATCGCCAACAAGTGCATTAGACACGCTAGGTGCCAAACGAATCATGAACGCTGTTTGTTTAGTGGTAGTAACACTAACCGCTGCTGCTGCATAACTGAAAATGTATCCTCGATCTTCATCGAACAATCCGTCAGTTAATAATGCTGAACCCCAGTGACTAATTGTAGGTGTCAGTGTACAACTAATTAAATTAACGCCAACTCCGGCAGAGTGAGATGCTGCAACGCTACCAGTAAACGAACGATTCAATCCTGCAACAAAATTACTTAAAGTTGTTGCTCTTGTACAACCAGTCAGCGTATCTCCAGATCTGTTCGAGTATGAAATAATTTCATTGTCGATATATACAGTGCCCGCATTTGGGAATCTAGATGCATCTATTAATGTAATTGATGTAGCAGAAGAATTAATTGTTGTTTTTAATTTACTTCTTGCAGAAGCATTTTCAACTTCATAACGAACTGGTAAGTTAGCAGTTCTCATATATGCTTCTGTATTGACGTTTGAGTTACGAATTCTATGCAAGAAAATAAACTTACCGTCAGATCCCCTAATCATAAATTCAATAAATCCCGCAGCATACCAAGAATATTGAATACCGATCATCTGCATTCTAGATACATCAAATACATATCCCGAAGGACCAGTACCGTCAGCTTTGTCCATATTCCATTCGTGTTGAGGAATTAACAACTCAGTAACTAGACACAACTTAGCTCCGCTGATAGCATTCACACCTCGCCAGTCAGGAGTCACTGTCATTTGAGTATTACTAGTTATTCCGGTAACTGTGTGAGTCATACCTCTCAATACAATTTTATCTCCAGCTTTTAATTGTTCAGCAAATCTTGTGCCGCTTCCGCTGATAAGATTGCTTTCAATGTTTGCTGATACTGTACCAGTTAACTGTTGAGTACTGCTACGTCTAACAAGAGCCATTTCTTGTCCATCGTATTGATAGAAAATTCCATTCTGTTCGTCAAACGCCCCTACTCTAACTGTAGATCCATGCCATGTTTTTGCCAGCATCCTGGTGTCAGATCCTAATTCAGCTGTTGTTGTAGATAATGGCACAATTGATCTTACAGTAAATGTTCTAGAACTGAGTACAGATTCAACAATATAGGTTCCGTTGTATTCAAACGATACCATTCCAACAATTTCAATAGTTGCTCCAGGTTGTGCTCCGTGATCAGTATCGTCAGTAGTAACGGTTATAATACTGTTTGCTGCCAAGCCAGTTGCCGTTGCCGATGCAATATTATAACTAGGTGCAAATAGTGCTCCAGTAGTATACATCATGCCTTTACCAGATTGGTATCGAATGTATTTTTTACTCTGTCGAATTGCCTGCGAACCATATTGCGGACCACCTGTACCTAATTGTACACCACCGTCAAACGGTCTATGTGTAAAGAATGTATCAGGTCTAGCATAAAGTGCTCCTGTAATTGCAGCAGTGGAATTTATAGCACCCGTACTTCTTGCAGGATATCTAAGTCTAGTATCAGACGGAACTTCTGTAATAACAAAAGGACCAGCAGCTAACTGATGATTGGCCGAGGTTAATGTAATTGCCTGTGCTGCTGACGAACCGGTAGCTACCGCAACAAATTTACTAGAAGCCCCTGAATATGTACTAAATCCAATACCTTCATAGGCGATAGCGGCAGCACTAGATCTTTCAGTAAATCCGCCAGTTTCACCAGTAAACGATGTTAAAACAAGCCCGCCACTGTCTGCCACAATAACAAAATTATCGTCACCAAAAATTAAATCATTCCAAGTACCCGATACCGGTAATGTAATTGAAGTCCAAGATGTTCCGTTAGTTGATAATGCTGCTACCGCAGTATTTTTTGCCACCGTTAAAAATCTAGAGTTTCCAAATGTAACAGCGTTCCACGTTGTGCTACTAGGCAGTGTTGATGCAGTCCAGTTTGCTCCGTTATCTACAGAATATGCTGCGGCTGTTCCCCCTGTGGCTACGGCTACAAAAAATGCTGAGGTGCCTACAGTTCCGCCAGATACGTCTTGCCAATTGGATGAACTTGGCAATGTTGCTGCGGTCCAAGTAATACCGTCTGTAGAGTATGCTGCGGCGGTTGAACCACTCCTTACCGCAACGAAAGCCGAGTTGAAATAGGCAACACTGGTCCAAGAACCTGAACTAGGTAATACACCCCCCACTGTCCAAGTTGCGCCATTGTCTGTGGAATAATTAGCAACAGTACCACCGCTGGCAATAGCCACCCAGAATGTTGTAATACCTCCAATTGGTCCTACAGCAATACTAGTCCAAGTTGTAGAGGCGGTTAAATTTCCGCCTACTGTCCAAGTTGTTCCGTTGGTTGAAACTGCTGTACCGTTACTGCCAGATTTAATAGCAACAAATCTTCCATTATAACCTGCTACGTCAGTCCATGTGCCGGAATTAGGCAAATTAGTTGCAACAGCAGTTACTTCCGGAGCAGGTGTTGATGTAATATTAGATAGTATAGTTGCACCTGGAACTAACCCGTGCTTGGATGTAAAATCTACTTGAACAGTGCCAATAGCACCAACATCTAAGCTGGTGCCTGTTGGCAACTCACCGGTTAACGATTCGCTTAGTGTCAGCGAAGGATATATCAAAAAGCTATCGCCGGTAAACGGTGTTCCGTTAGCTGAAGCAGAAATGATTGAACCTGCAGATGAATTTGCTACAGTTAATAATAGATCGTTTAACGGAGATGCTCCCCCAATATCTGTTCCTAATATTAAAATTTGATTTCCATTTCTATAATTTGCGCCGCCGTCTGTCACTATGCTTGAATATGCTCCAGAAATTCGTTCTATTGTAAACTCGGCTCCTGCGCCAGAATTTGTAAGATTATTAGAAGGCGGAGTTGTATAAACAGCATCACCGGATACACCAACAGGAGTTCCAACTAATTCCCAATCAACAATTGCACCACCAGTAACTCCATTGACTTGAATAACGATATCGTTTTCTGGACTAGTTCCGCCAAAGCTAGTACCGGCCCAAGTAACAGTGTCTGCTGGAACAAAATCCGCCCCACCATTCGCCAGTGACACAGTATATTCTCCTGTGCCGCCTGTTCTTATAACTGTAATAGTTGCGCCTGCACCCAATGTGCTTGTTGTAGATGATTGACTAACTGCTGTATATGTTTCACCTCCAGATACAGCTAGTCCGCTATAGGTAAATCCAACAATTGCACCACCGCTATCAATAGAAGAAACAGTAATAGTTATATCGTTAGTTCCTATTGATCCACCAACTTGATTACCGTCAATTCTTATTTGATCTCCAATTGCATAATTAATACCGTTTGATGTGCTATCCTGAGCATCAGTTACGGTATATTCTCCAGCGGTTCTAGAAACATTAAATGTTGCCAATGATCCAATAGCTGCTACGATTGTGCCAGTAACACCAGTATCAATTCCATCGGCCCCTAACAATGTAAGACCACAAGCTGCTGAAAGATTTGCCTCACCACTTAAAATAGAATTAATATAGACAGCATCACCTGACCCATTGTCGAACGCCATTCCGCCTTGTACTCCAGTATAGCTAGTTAATGATATTGAAGTATCAGTTGGGTTAATGTCATTTTTTGCATACACTGTTGCTACCGCATTTCCGTTGATAGCCGATACAGATGTTCCTGCTGGAATAAATGTACTACCAGTAATTGGTGATCCAGGTGTAGGAGCAGAGCCGCTGTACGCAATTCTTAATGAAGAGCTTGGTGAATCAAATACCGAAACGATTGTGCTTGTTGTTCCGTTACTAGCAACGCTGAATACAGGAGCACCAATACTTGCGCCGGTGTAGAATCCTGCCTGTCTAATTTGAGCAAAAGAAGTGAATAAACTTTCACCAACTGCTGATCCCACTTTTGCAGAAGCATAGTAAGTAAAAGCTACCGCACTAGGAATGCTGTGAACTAAAAAAGTACCTTCTGCTCTCGAAAATCCGTTAATGTTATTAGACAATCCCTTAACAGTGATAGGAGTTCCAACACTATAACCGTGACTACCATTTGTCGAAACTGTTATTAAAGAAGCTCCAAAAAATCCAGTAGTTGCTGACGCATCTGTAGTTATGGCATTAATGGTTAAGTCAGTTGCAGGAATTTCGTAAAAACTAGGATAACTTCTCAATAATCCAAGAGCCTGCCATTTAGTTGGTTGCAGTCCGTATTCAAAGTCAGCGTCAAGCATGGCCTGCGGAGCGGCAACACGCATACGCTCAATAGCATCTGTACCAAAGTCCCAAGGACGAATTGTTTGATATGGCTCTTCTACAAATATTTGTAAATCCGTTGATGCCGAAAGTGTCGAAGTATCTTCTGATAGATTAATTGTGGTAATTGTATCAGTAGTTTGCCACCACGACGGAAAATCTAAATCACTTAATAGTTCACCGTCACCACTGCTCCTACCATTTTTATATTCAAAATTAACTGTGTTTGAAGGATCAGCAAAATTATATAATATTTGCCCAGTATTAGTATTTGTTATTAATAGGACATCACTAGGCAAATAACTGCCTAGAATTCTAATAGAACTTACTCCAGGAACCTTTGTAGCCATTGCTGTTGGTCCGTTCTGAATAACGTTACCTAAGATTTGAAATTCACTAGTAATTCTTGCAGCGGCTCCCTGCTCTCCCGACGATTGGTTTGTGACTTGCTCAACAACAGTCTGTCCGTAAGTTGGAGTTACTGGATTATTTGTAAAGATATAATTGTTGATAATATCTCTTATATATTGTTGACCTGTAATTTCCGGTGATACATCACCTCGAATCATAGGTTCGCCTTTAATATGAAAATAGTCAGCTACCTGTCTAATTTTTACATTGCCGCCATATTTTAAATCGTGCAAGATAGCATCGTAAAAGCTACAACTTGCGCCTGGATGAAGGCTTTGTTTGCCGACAACAGAGCATAAGCATTAGGAAAAGCATTAGAATCTTTGCTTAATCCTGGTTCAAATACGTAATTGAGTAATTTCTTTTTTGCCATTTAATCTTTTCCTTATGCTCCGAATGCTATTGAAAACGCTGTTACTCTTGCATCAACATAGTCTTTTCTAGTCAAGTGACTGGCTAATGTTGGTGCATTGTTTGCTGCTGCATCTAAAAATGTAGCGTCTGCTGGAGTATTTTGTCCAATTGCTATGTTATCCATGCCACCAATTTCCGAACTGTTAATAACAACAGCGCCGTTATCTATACTGATAAAATTAGTAGATGCTATTCCAATATAAACGTCACCATCTACTTCTAATCTTTCTAATACACCGAGATTTCTTAAGTGACTGTTTGTAATATCTTTTGATAAAGACAGTGTCGAATCGTCATTTTCTATAATATCAAATGCTGCGCCACTGCCGCCTATTTGAATGTTAGCTGCAAATAAAGTCCCGTTTATTGTAGCGTCGTTGTCTATAACTATATTGTTATCTAGATTAACATTACCTAGATCGTCTACAGCAAATCCAGGACTTGCAAATCCGTAGTTTGATTTTAGTGGGGAGTATTCAACTGTCATTTTATTCTCTTATAGGTCATTTATAGCATGATAGTAGCTAACGCTGAATATCAATCTTTTCGATTCTGGACCAATTGGGGATGCAATTAACGTGACTTTTGAATCATTGACCGTTGCAGACAATGTAATCATATCATCCTGTAATGAAGTTCTGCCGTATATTGTAATACTAGCCGAAGACGGCCCAGCAACTACTAAACATTTGATAATTTCTTTATCAACAGATCCACCATCTACGCACATGGTGTATTCCGCAGACATAAAATCGCCCACGTAGAATTCGTCAATAACTGTGTTAGGGAAAATTTCAACCCAGGGGCCTTTATAACTGAGATTAACTCCGTTGTTAAATCTCAGGGTGCCCTTGAGTCCGCGTAAAAAATATCTAGTAAAGTCCATATCGATCCAATGGTGTATTGAGTATTTAGCATAAACAATATCAGCATTGAATTAACGGGTTCTAATTAGTTGGCAATTTTTAGCAGTTTTTTGTATTCTGGCAGGTACAGGTATTCTATCTTGCTTTTTTGCAGCGTTTCTACGGCATCAAACAAGGTTTCTACTAGCGGATCTCCGCCTAGATTAAAACTAGTGTTGAAAATTATTGGGCAACCTGTAGTATCATAGAACTCTTTAATGAGGTTATAATAATGTTGATTCTGCTCAGCAGTCACTGTTTGAATACGGCAGGTTCCATCAATGTGTATAATACTAGGAATCTTTTCTTCTATACCCGGTTGGCAATTTACTGCATACATCATGTGTGGAGTATCTTTCATTCCACGTAAATCGAACCATTCATGTACGTGCTCCTGCATAATTGATCCTGCAAACGGGCGGAAATATTCTCTATTCTTAACACTGTTTACATAATCTTTTCCGTCACTAAATCTTGGATCAAATAGAATACTTCGATTACCTAGTGCTCTAGGGCCGTTCTCGCTACGCCCTTGAAAAAATGCCACGATATTTTTGTTAATCAAAAGATCTACAATGTCTTGATCAGTAGCATCTGTAATTTCAGCGCCATGGGATTGTGTAAATGCAGCAATATCTGCATCAGAATAATCATACTTGAATCCTAGATATAGCCCGTCTTTTGAATAATCTATATTAGATTGTGGTTCTATACTCTTATAAAACATTAAGGCTGCGCCTATTGCAGTTCCGGCGTCATTACTAATAGGTTCTACGTAAATTTCAATTCCTTCGGCTCTTAGATGTTGTAGATAGTAGTAATTTGCTACACAGTTTAGTCCGTAACCTCCGCTAATTACCACTTTCTTTTGTCCAGTCATTTCTACAGCTTTTCGAATTAATCTCAAAACTTGTTCTTGAGTTTGAGTTTGACAAGCATATGCTAGATCTCTGCGATTGTCTAGATATGTAACATCGCTATTATCACCCCAGGACATCTGTGTAGCATCGCTACCTAGATAAGAAAATAACTCAGCATTTACTACAGCACCGTTTGGATACGTTGGAACAATAAGATTCCTATTGGCCACTGGAGATATACTTGTGTCATCAAACAATTTAGGAATATTTGAATTTTCTTTTCCATATGGGAACAATCCCATAGTTTTTCCTGCTTCAATACTTGACCATCCACAATATTGTGTTACAGCTTCGTAGACTTTGGTAATACCTGCACGATCTGTAATCAATGCTTCGTGCGTCTGCCCTGGTTCGTCGTACATGGTACCATCAAAACTTTTAACTAATGCACCAGGATTTGGCCCTCTAAGTCCAATGTGTTTGTACACCGTTTTAAAACTTGCAGGATATTTACAGTCATAGATACTTTCAGTTTCCCATCCAATGATTTGTTCACCACTAATATTAAGTGGAATAAATGTGCCGGCGCCGTCTACAATTAGTGCTGTTGCTTGATCAAACCCTGACCTGTAAAATGCACAAGCAGCGTGTAGTTTATGATGCACGTGACTAAGATCAATTACCTGCGGATGTTTGTAAGGATTTTCTTTTCTACTAATTAATCCTAGTTTTCTTGCAAGTCCGGTATAAATGTCGTCACCGCTAAAGTCAACTCTACCTGCGGTTTCTTGTAGACTTTGTGTATGTGCTATTACAAGATAATCAATCTTGTCAGTGTAGTCTAGTATTTTAAGCATTGCAGCGTACGGGCCGCCGTCATACTTATTTCTACTTAATCTCTCTTCCTCAATCGAAAATACGATTTCGCCATTTTTTAAGAGACACACACTGCTGTTATGTCCTCGAGCTAATGCTGCAATCCAGATATCTTTTTTCATTGTATTCCTTTAAAATCCGTTAGGCCAAGTTGGCCACACCATATGACTCACTGAACTGGGCCAATCTATTCGTTTAGCCAGGGTAAGTTCGAATGTAATTTTGTCAAATTTCATTTTTTTCTGCAAACTATGTATACTGTCTGCAAGTTCTTTAACAGCATTAATTGAAGTTTCTGTTAATTCTAATTTGTCTTTTAATTCTTGTTCTATCCATATAATGTTTTGATGTGGAGAAGGGTGGATGTCAAAAAACTTTTCACCAGGAGCATTAGTATCATCAAATTCAAAAGTTAAATCTAAATGTTGTTTTGCTATAGTTTCTAATGGAGTAAGCCAGTGATCTGCATGATCATTCCATATTTTTTCTTCATAGAACTTTAAATTAGCAATTTTGTCCCAGGCAAGACCAGTTTTTGATCTATTAGGATTATCATAGATATGTTTTTCTCCTGATCCAGGAGCATCTCTAAAATCATCCCCCATATCACGTATATCTCCTATACTAGTCATGTACCATTTGCAACCGGTTGAATTTAAAAAACCCTGAGTTAAACTTATATTGTTTAAGGTATGCATGAGATATGCTGGTTCATAGAAAAATGTATCAACCCATTTTTGATCATATAGAGATTGATTTAGGTAATTAAAAATGCTACCAGCAGTTTTCCAATTAGAACGTCTTTCAGGTAGACTGTGTTCGTGATACCAATCATTACGTAGGTGACTGCTCCACTGCACTATAATTAAGTCATCTTCAGTAAATGTGTGTCTGTGATGCGCCTCTACTATTCTCTCAGCAATCGCTCTGTTTCCTAATCCTGCAAGACCCCAATTGTAAAATTCATCATAATCAATAGACAACAAATTAGCCCAGGTAGGCCAAGAATAACTGGTATAACTACAACCAAAGGTGAATAATCTTTTCATATCAAAATCCCATCAACTGTGTAGGCCATTGCATTTTGTCATATTTCTTTTCAAAAAACTCATTAGAAAATAATTTTTCTGTAAATTGCATTTTGCTAAATTTAAATTTATTAAAATGATCGTCGACTCTTTCAGCTACACTGTAGGCAAAATCCATAGTCTCTTTTGATAAATTTAATCTATCAGCTAATTGACTTTCAATCCACAACGCATGTTGTCTTGGGGTTGGATGAAAATCGTCCGTAAACTGTTTAGTACCGCCTCGGCCATCGTCTATGTACTTGTAGGTATGTTCGTTATGTAGCTGTGCGTGAGTTTCCATGGGCATAAGCCAATGATCCTGATTGTCTTCCCAAATTGTTTT